ATAAATCATACCAGCAGCTTCTTGAACTTTTGATTTAAGTGCTGTCTCAAAAACTGTTTTTGCTCTTTCTTTGAACTCTTCGGAAAGATCTTCATTTCCGAAGAGTGCTTTAACGTCTTCTTCTACATCAAATTCAATTTCCTCCTCCTCTTCCTCTTCTTCAAAATCCTCTTCGGTTTCTTCTCCACTTTCCTCTACAATTTCCTCTTCATATTCCAACTCTTCTTCTTCTGCTGTCATTGCCTTAGCATTGACGATATCTCTAACAGTTGCAATATTTGGATTGGCAAGTTTGGCCGAATCGTCGGTAGATCTATAATTATCTGGTGTTGGCCCACCAAGATCAGTGATAGATTGTCCTGGAGTAGCGGAAACAAATCCCGCACTGTTCATCATCGGATCTCCAGGTTGTGCTGTAGCATTTACCGCCGATTTTGTGGATTTAGTTGCTTTAGTTGAGGCAGACATTGGTGCAGCACCCATTTCTTGTAAATTACCAGTTGACATTTAGATCTCTCCGAATAAAATTAGCTATATCTTTATTCTATTATTTATTTATAAATTAAAGATTTCTTAGATAGTTATTGAACAGTCCCAAAAGTTTTTGTTCATTTAATTTTTTATCTGGACTCATTTTCATTGTTAGAAGTCCATTTAAAGTTTGTTCAGCAAGTCTTCCGTTTTGCCAAACCCATTCCTTCCCTTCCATAATACCTTGTACAAAGGCATCAGGGGCAGAAGGATCTGATACAATATCAGCAGCTGTGGATAACATAAAGTCATCACCAACGTATTTAACACCATTGCGTTCAATAAGAGATCCGACACCTCTAGATGAAACGCCAAGTTTCACTCCCTCGTCAAGAAGAGATTTAGCAATATTTCCCATTGGGGTATCAAGAATTTTTGCTTTACCAATGAAGTTATTGCCCTCAGATTTTAAACTTGTAATCATGTGAGACACGCGATCCAAATTTACAGTAGGTCCATCTGGATGACCCAACTCTCCCAATGCTCTACCACAGGTTATATACTTATCAGTATACTTTTTAACTTCTCTTTCTAAAATTGGAAAGGGATAACAACGACCATTTCTATTTGTAACTTCAGCTTGAAGAAATGGTCCAGTAATATACAAATTAGTTTTACCGTTTTTTTCTTCCTTAATTACTTTAATAGATTCAATCTGTTCTGTGATTAGTTTCATGATTATGCCTGGGAGGTGATTTGAACTTGTGAAATTTGTGCATAACCAGATGAATTTCCAAAAGTATTAACTACCACAGATCTTCTTGCATCAGCATTTCCAGTAAACGCTGCAGCTGCAGAAGTATCGAATGAAACTGTAATTGATTCTGAACCTGGAGTTGCATTTAATGTCGTAATCAATTTGTGACTACAGTTATAATTAGCAACCGAAGATCCAGTAACTGTTACAAAATCACCAACGAGAAATGGATTTCCAGCGTTTCCACTGAAAGTATAAACAGTTGATGCGCCTGTGGTTGCAGCACTCACTTGATTTGATGCAACTCTGTCTTTTAAAATTGCAACATCAGATGTCGGAACAAAATAATCATTTCTGGATGCTGTTGCAGTTGCTGTAGATGCAATTCCAACATGAGATGCAACTGAGGTTGCAATTCTTAAAAATCCAGTTTGTAATGAAATGGGAATAGATGTTGATCCAGCCCCTGCTAAAATTGCAACCGTAGTTCCTGTTCCTACTGTTTTATGTGCCATTACTCTTCGTCTACCTCTAGTTGTGATGGGTCAAACATTTGTGCCGCAACATAGGGGCGGATTTCATCAATCATACTCACAGATTTATCAAACAACATTTGTTTAATATTGTTTGAAAGATCATTAGGTGATGCATCCGACATAATCATATCAATAAATTCAGAAGTTTCCATAAAATTCATAGTTTTTAATTATTTATAATTTTTCTGCTTTGGTTTTTTTAATCTCAGGTGCCTCAGTTGCTTTTCCCGATTTATCAGTATCTGGATCCTTTGTTCCCTTTCCTAATCCAATCTCAAGATCTTTTGCATTTTGAGATTGAGTTTTCTTAATCAGTTTAGATCCAGTATCCTTAACATAATCCATGGTCATGCCAGTTGCTGTATCAATCTCTGGTGCAGGTGGTGGTATGAGACCAATAGATTTTTCATATTCCATTCGTTGATCCATTTCAACAATTTCTTGATCTGTTTGATGTAAAACATTTCTACGAATATAATCCATAGAATAATATTTACCAATATATGGTTCCATTAATGGGAGAAGATTTATTCTTTCGCCTAACAATTCATTTTGTTTTAATTCTGCAAAATGATTATCATACAAGTAATCATATTGAATATGATCACTCATTTGCTCCCATTCTTCGGGAGTAATAATATTTTTTAGAATTAACTGAGTTCTTAGCATATCATGAAAAAGAGCACTAAATCTTTTTCTCAATCTTCCAACAAATCTTGAGAATTGAATTTCATCTCTAAGAATTTCTGAAGATCTTCCAAGATTAAACCCGCTGTCTGCACCAATTCTAGATTCTGGAATTCCTAATGCACGATATAGTTTCTTTTGGAAGTATTCAACGTCAGCAAGTTCTCCTAGATTCTGTCCCCCAGGAAGTGTAGTGATTTCTGTCCCACGACCACCCTCTCTACGTGGCAACCAGAAATCTTCAAGCATACTCATATGCTTTTTGTCATCACGAATTTCTCCAGTATTAGCATCGTAAACTAACTTATTACGATAGCGAGACATCACTTCTTTTAGATATTGTTCCGCCTTTACTTTAGGAAGATTACCTACATCGATATAGAAAATTCTTCTTTCTGGAGCACGAGACATTCTATAAATTACAAGACTATCTTCAATCATACGAAGTTGATTGAGTGCCTTAATTGATTTATGTAAATATGACAGAACATTCTGTTTGTTTCGATCTACAAGACCAGAACTTACATAAGCAATTGCGTCTTTAGCAATTTTAACACCTTTTCCGTAACCTCCACCACCAGAGTTTCCTGCCGACGACGAAGAATACCCAGTCAACGTAGGAGTATAAACAAAATACTCTTCAATATCAGGAAAATCGAAAGATGTAGCATCTGTTTTTCCAAAAATATTATTAATGGACGAGGTATTTGAAATATTAACCGTAGATGCGTATCCATCTTTCTTCTTAAGTTCACGAATGAACCTAATTTTCATAGCGTCAATATATCTAATTTCCTTTATTCCTTCTTGAGGATTATCGAGATCAATAACCTTGTGATAATAAAGTCTGCCATCTACATACCAATTTCTAAAAATCTCATGGCATTTTTTATCAAAGTCCATAAGATCTTTGATATATTGAAACTCGCTCCTGATGATTGATTTTATATCTTCACTAATTGGAAGATTTGATAATTCAATTTGAACTGGAGAATCATTTAGGTCTGCAACGATTGCTTCACTAACAACGTCCTCAATAGCACGATCACATTCTGGATGCAATGCCATTTCACGATATCTTTTCAATAAGTCATATTCACTTTTGTAGACACCTTCAATGTCCACATACTGACCATAAAACCCACTACTAACATAATAATCAGCCCCATCCTCATTTGATTGAGCAACAGGACTGATTTGTTTTTTAGGTTTAGGGGTGGAATCAGTTATAGAAAATCCAAATAATCCAGCCATATTATAAGATTTGAATAGTTAGTGTCTAACTATTTATCACTACCGTACTTGGACGTTTCTGTTTCCATCATATGCTTCCCAATATTGCACTTGAAGATCCACAGTAAATTCTTCAATACTGCTGTTATCAGCATAGGAAAGTGGAATTGCGGAAACATTAGTTGGGAATAATCCATACATGTGATATGCTCTAAGTACCGGAATAATTTCCCCACTATCAATGGCAGTTTGCATTGGAGCGCGTCCAAGTTGATACACCCAGGCATCGCGTTGATAATTTGCTGGATTTACTTCACCAGCATTGTCCAAACTTTTACTCATAAAGTTAATCCATCTTTCAAATGCACCTCTAATAATGAAGTCCGTATCATTAATTACAGTGATAGACCAAGGATCAAATGTTCTATCCCCAGCAATTTTAAGTTCTCTTCCTCTAAAAGGAACAGAAATTGGAGCAATTGTTGATGCTGGAAGTGCTGCCGATTTTGCTAAAAATTTAATTCTATCTGTCAAGGTAGACTCTGAAACTCCACTAGGAATAACGATATCTGGGAAAGCAATTTCGCATTCAAATAAATTAGCGCGAACTCCTCCTCCACTTAATCTACCTTTAAAGTTGTCGAGGAATCTACCCTCGCCCCCAGTATTTGGAACTTGTTGAAAAGATGCCATTTTGTTCTCCGATGTTTATAGGTTAATTTATAATTTAAACTCTTCCAATGATTTCTTCGAATGATACCCCAGTTCTGGTAGCAACGAAGGTAAGTCCAATGAAATTAATACTACGAGCAGGCTTGACATAAATTTCTGCTATAAACTCATTGGCGTCAATCACAGTTGGAGTGTTGTTAGTTTCATCGCAAATCACGATGAAATCTTGAATTCCACGTTTTGCTTTAACATCACGGAGAAATGGTTCAACAATATTAACAAAATTGGTTCTGGTAAGAGCATCATTAAATTCAAATAGTGATGCTCTTGATGCCCTTTCAATTGAATCTTCAATGGTAATGAATAGTCTACGAACATTGATTCTATCAAATGCAGATCCTACTGTAAGTCCAGTCTTATCACCAAATAAAATAATTCCAGATCCAGGTGTAAACACCACAGGGTTGATTCTTTTAGGATAAAGAAGATCCCTTTCAGTTTGGCCTGGGTTGTATGCAAGTTTAACTGCATTATTAATGACGCCTCTTCTTATGCCAGCAGGAGAGAACCAAGTGAAATCAGTGATTCCAGTTCTTGCCATACACCCAGCAATGTCAGCATTCAGTGGAATGTATCTAAATTTATTAGAGAATCTATCATACTGGTACTTATAACCACTATCAAACACAGCATATGAAGATGAAGATAGGGCATCAAAGAATGAAATTACATTTGTAGTTTGAGTTGAGATATTTGCAATTGGAGATGGAGATGAACCACCAGCACCAGGATCAACAAGAACTGCAGATCTCTGTGGGGAAATACACGCAATACAATCTTTTCTTGCTTCAGCAATTTGAATTAGTTTGTTCGCTTTGGCTTGAGTTTGTTCCTTACTACCAAATCCAGGACCTTGAATTAGGAAATTAATTGGATATTCTCTTTTATTTAAAAATAAATCATATCCAGCAATTAAATCACCTAAAGTTGTTTCAAATCTTGGATTAGCAGAATCATTAGCAGCATAGTTATTGCCACCAGTGAGAGCAAAAGTTTGTGCTCCTGAAGCATGGAATGTTACGCTTTGAGCGTTTAATCCTGCTTGTCCCGCCGCAGTAGTTATAGTCGTAATACCAGAACTAAATCCTGTTGGATTGCCTAACTCAGAATCTCCAGCATATATGTATGCTGAGTTATCTGCTACAAAATCTTTATAATAGATTGGTCCTGAAGTTGATGATGTTGCGTCTTTTGCTTTTGAAAGACCAACAAATTTTTCAAGAATAGTTCCTGGAGTTCCAGAAATAGTTCCATTGTCATCAACTACAACAACATGAAATTCATCATTCTTCGAATTTCTTTCTCGGGCAAAATTGCTAGTTTTTGGTTTTTCAGCAACTTCTTTCCAGAAGATATTTGAGTTTACTAAGTTTAACGATTGCTCATTGTACCAATCTGTTACTGAGGTTGCACTAAACTGTGATCCAACTCCAATATTACTGAAGGTAACCGCTGTACCAATACCAAGAACAGAACCAACAGTAGATGCTGCTCCGATTTGGACAAAAGTAGCTCCAACAGATACCACAGGTAGTGTTGTCATTGTTCCAGGACCAACAACACTGATTGAACTTCCTACGGAAACTCCAGTGGTACTGGTAACAAAAATAATGGTAGAGCCAATAGCAACAGTATCGCTAATAGTGGTTGTTAAGAAATTAACAGCTGGAAATACAGTGGATCCAATATTTAAAGTACTTGCGGTAAATGCATACGCACCATTTTCTGAATACGTAACTGCAGTTTCTGTATTCCCCGATGATACTTGACTTACAATTTTTACTGATACATTAGATGCACCTATTTCAGTAACAATTCCTTTTAGAAATCCGGTAAGTACTGATGTTGTTCCTACTCCCGCAACAACAGTAGTATTTGCTTGAGTGATTGCAGCTCCCACTACAATATTAGCGTTGGAGGTGTTAACTCCACTAATAATCTGATCTGCTAATGAATCAACTACACAAACTTTAATTCCGTTGGCCCAAGACCCAGGATCTTTTGCTGCCCAATACCAAGTACCCGCAGTAGTATAATTACTTTGGTAATCATCATAATTTTTTATTGATAAAGTTACTGATGTTACTGCAATACCAACGTTGGCATTGTTTAAGTTAGCATCATTAACTCTAACTACTTGTAAAATTCCGCCATAAGTCAAATAGTTTGACGCAGATAACCAATACTCATATTGGTTATCATTTTCTGATGGCTTCCCAAAAATATCAATTAATTTTTTCTCATTATCAATAAGTGTAGGTTCTTCTACTGGACCCCTTGCAAAGGGCGCTGCGATAGCTCCTGTGGTAGTAGTTACACTATCAATGCGTCCTTGCGTTAAATCAACTTCTCTAACCTTTGTTCCAGGCGATACTAACCCTATCGGCATTTTAATCCCTCTGATGAATCATCATTGCTCTAAAATTATTTATAAAATAATATGTTTAAACATAGTCCCACATATAACTGCGATCTCCATATTCATCTACATTCCAATCATTTGGTTTAGCAGATACCCATCTATCTCCAGTATGTTTATCTACAATAACAACATCATCATCCAATCCATCTAAAATAAAACCAAATGGTGCCATATCTTGATCAATCTGATTCTTTTGCTCATCATATATTCGTTTACGCACATCATTGTCAGTCATCTCCTTAAAATATGGTTGAACAACTAACCAAGCAAATATCACAAGACACATTGCCAAATCATCATTCGCTCCCTGTTCAGCTTCAAATGATTGATTTCTTTGAATAAATGTGGTAAGTTCTGAAATAATATCATAATCACTAAAAATTAATTTATCATCTTCGATCAAAGTTTTTAAATTGGAACATCCAATTTTTTTAACAGTCTTAGACATTTTAATTCCAAGTTGAGATTTACTACCAGAGAATCCTTGACCAACGATTTGTCCTGCTCTACCACGCATAGCACACATTAAAACATTATCATATTCCAAATCAAAATGAAGAATATTTGATACTTGCTCTCCAATATCATTTATTTCAACAAGAACATATGATTTATTATATGCATTTGCAACTTCATTAATAATGCTTGGGAAGAGCATTGGTTTAATTTGATTGTTTTTATATTTGCCAACAATTTTCCAAGGAAATTCTGTAATATCAAAAATGACAAATGCCGAATAATCATTCTCTGTTCCTCTTGCTACATCAACTGTAATGAAGTAACTTCTGTCTTCTTTTGGCTCATCGTAAATATCGAGTCCTTTATTTTTCTTAATAGGATCTTCGAATGTGAGAGATTTTAATTTAGAGCTAGAAATTAGAGTATCTGATGATCCAAGAAAATCACATTCGAATTCTTGTTGAAACTGTTGTGCCGACGTATTTGCAATAGTTTGCGCTTTCCATGTTGCATCACGCCCTGGAACCTCTGACCAATGAACTTCTGTGGGAATATATTCATTTCTCCCTCTTTCAGAATCATGCCACAATCGGTAAAAGTGATTCATACCCTTTGGGGTAGATACAATAACTACTTTAGTTGTCTTACCTGAGGAAATTGTAGGATATACTGAACTAAAAAATTCATCTGCAATATGATTTGGAATAAACGCAAATTCATCCAAGAAGATAATATTAAATGACATACCACGAACTGCGGATGCAGATGTAGATGCGGCAATAATTTTAGAACCGTTTTCTAATTCTAGGGATGCTTTGTTCCATACTTGGACACCTTGTTGCATCCATTTGGGAAGATTTTCATAAGATTTTTGTAATCTACCAAGAAGATCTTTTGCAGTAGACGCCTTGTTTGCAAGAATACCCACATTTACATTATCATTAAAAACCACATAATGTAAAAGATATGAAACCACTGTAGTTGATTTTCCCGACTGTCGGGGCATCTTACAGATATTAAATCTATTGTTATGAAAATTATTGATTAATTTTTCTTGAAATGGGTATATGTCAAAAGAAACTAATCCCTCATCAAGAGAAACAATTTTTATATATTTTTTAGTAAAATAAATTGGATCTTCTTGACACTTTACAAATTCTTGAATTTGTTCAGGAGTAAACTCAATGTCTACATTTGACCTTTTTAATAACGGATTACCTAAGTATAGATCATCATTTCTCATAGTAATTTACTCAATTAACAATTCCATTTACGAAGCGCCAGCGCCTTTCTAGTTGGGTGGCCCTTATCGTCCTCCATGGGACCATCAACGCCTCCCATGCGAGCACAGAATGACTTTCTTCTATTTGCGGATTTTGATCCAGGTTTTAATTTTGATGGTGGGGTTGTTACTGCCATTGAGAGTTTTGATCCAGGATTTTCTCTTCTGTAAGAAGCAATTCCGGTTTTATTTAAACCACCCTCAGGATTCTTTCCTTCCTTTCTTTGCCATGCCGCAGTTTCAGCAATGTTCAATTTTTTTCTCTTATTAATATAGGTTTCAATTACAGATTCATCACATACACTATCTTCATTTGCAAAAATGAATGGTTTTGTTGGGTCATTAATTGCTGGGGTATACATGTAAAGAACTGCACCAGGATAAATTTTATCTATTGCTGCTTGAACTTCTTCTTTGGTAGGTCTTTGTTGTGTAGGAAAGAAAAATTTAATATTAATTACTTTGGTTCTCCAATTTAAAACAACTGAGTAAGTTTGACCTACACTGTAAATTGTTTTTGGTGCCTCATCAATTTGAGTCCCTTCTGGTTCATATGAATTATATTGTGCTGCCTGACGTTCAACTTCCCTATTTCGTTTATCCATATTATTTGCAATCCTTGCAACATTACCAAGAATAGGAACACCTTTCAAACCAGTTTCCAGTGCTTGTGATGGGGTTGGTCTTGGTGCAGAAGATGCAGTAGATGCAGTTTGTGGTTTAGGTGCCGAAGATGTATTGGTTGGTTTTGCAACACTAGAATAACCAGTACTATAGCTATCAGGTTTTAATGTACTAGGACGATTTGGCTGTGCATTATATCTATTTGCCTGTTGCGGAGTATATGAAGGTATTGGACCAAATTTAGATGGAATACTTGTTTTTACTAATGTTGGATTTCCGACATTTATTCCTAATACTTTTTTTTGCACCATTGGAGAAGTAACTGCACCAATAGTACGTGGTGCAATTACTGTCCCAGTTCCCGGAAGTGAAAGCTCATCAATTTGATTCCCTTTTGGTTCGTAATGTGCTAATTGAGTTCCTTTGTTCTCTTTTTTAGCAAGTGGTAAATTGATCCCTCTTCTAATTTCTTTATATTTACCATCTATTTTTTCAACAGCACCAGGATTTCCTAGTTTTAGACGTTCAACATCTCCTGGTGTCATTCCTCCCATACCAGTTGTTTTTTTACCCCCAACTTCAAAACTAGGTTGTTCAGTTATTTTTTTAACACAGTTTGGATATTTTTTACCAAACATTTTTTTCATTCCTTTTTTTTCATACCCTGCCCAACATGCTTCCTCCACACTCCCTTTAGGTACACAATTTGGAACCATTCTGTTCCCCTTTTTTTTGAGACCTTTTTGAATATAACTTTTCCAACATGCTTCTACTATTTTTTCTACCATATCTGAATTTATAGATTCAGATTTATTCCCCCAATTTGCAGCACCAACTTTACGACATTTTACAAGTGCTCCCGAAGCGTATGCACTCGGCCAAACACTGTAACGAGATTTTACTTTAGTATAACATGCATCTTTTGTGCCACTACCTTTTCCTTTCTTGTCAGATTCTTCGTTCATTTTTGATTTATCTGTTGAAACGTAAGTTGGTTTTGCAGCACCAGATTTTCCTTGTTGTCCTGGATCTGCTGATTTCTTTCTTGCCGATGCAGAAAGTCTTTGAGCTTTTGTCATACTTGCTCTTTTTGAGGATGAGACGCATTTAGGTGTTCCCTCTCCTGGCTCATCACTAGCACAAGTTCCCCCAGTTACAACATTCACCCAACCAGACTTCCCATCCTTTGATTTAGAGTTGCCAAACCAGGCACGAAGACCTTCTTCATTCACCTTTCTGAGTTTCTTTTTAGCAGGTTGTTCTGGTTTTCTTGCAATTGGTTTTGCATGAGAACATCCACAATCTTCTTTCATTTTGAATGGTAATTTATAAACTTATTTATAATATAAATATAAATGAAACTCTTTACATGAGATTATAATGTCAGCTCTAATCGCCTGGGCACTTGCCAACCAAGCACTTATCGCAACTGTACTTTTTGCAGTTTCCGAAGCACTTGGAGCAAATCCAAAAGTCAAATCAAACGGTATTCTTTCACTTATTCTTTTACAAGTTCAAGGTCAACTGAAGGCAAAGGGCGCAAAAGATGTTACTCCCTGAGAGTAATATTAGGACAAGTATCCACCCAAGGAAAACATAACCGTATTTCACCACCAAGTGATTGGCATTCTTTGGTGTGGCATACGGTTTTATCTATATCTTTTTCTGAGAATATTGGAGCAGGGATCTCTACTGGTTTTTCTCCAGTTTGTCTCCAGTAATTATCTATAGCTCTATCAACATCTCGTCCAATTCTTCTTTTGAGTTTCTCATCATCCTTAACGATAAAATCATTAAGAATAGTTTGTGGAAAATATTTTCTTTGTATCTCGTCAAGTATATCCCACAATCCAGTTTGAGACATACCAGTACATTGCGACAGGGTAACAACTACAGTTGACAATACAACTGCAATTATAGCATACTGTTTTATGTCTGGTTTCTTTTTTCCAAAGTTAATCATCAATCAGTCATTCCACCCTTCTTCTTTATGTATAAAAACTTTTAATTCTTTAACGTATGTTCTAAGTATCTGTGCCTGCTCTTCATGCCAAAAATTACCCGTCTCCAAATGAAGACGGGTGTGGTTATCTATTGCTTTAAGTATTTGATGTATTGGTTTGTTCCAACACTCACGAGATTTTGTATTGAAGGTGCGAGACATTATTTTATACCTTCTTTTTATATTTATTCTATTCTAAGTCTTTTATTGGTATTGATGTTTCTTTTTCCTGTTTTATAAGTTTTAGTAATTCTGCTGTAGATCCAACATATAATGCATTATTAGTTACGGTCTGTGGTCCATGATATGTATCATTAAGGTCTTTCATTTTTTTATGAAGATCTGCTAATTTATCTGCAACATCCGCAACATTTTTAATCAATTGTCCAGCAACTTCGTATGCCCGAGGATGATCTGAACTTGCAGCAACATCAAGTATCCCATCAACTGCTTCTTGACCCTTTTCAATTAAACTATACAATTGGGCTCTACTATAAGAATAATCTTTTTCGGCATCCTCAGATGAAGTTGATCTTTGAACAATAGAATTTAACTCAGATTTTTTTATAATTTGAGTTTCTACATTTAATGAATCTGAAATTTTATCATAACTATCCATAAGTATTATACATCCTGTCCTAGTGAAGGACTATAAGTTTTTCCACCATCGTTAAAGAACTCAACAGTTTCATTGAATCCAAAATCATCAGTAAATGCATCTTCAAGTAAAATTAAATCGTCATCTTGAGAATTGATAATATCAATAGATGCATTTGCTAAATGATCTTCTAATGTGCTACCATCAACTGCCCTATAAACTGTAATAACATTTCCACTTATAGATTTAATTTGCATACTTTCATTATCAATTCTAATATATGTATCAGTTGTAAATGTACTTGAGTCAAGAACTTCAAATTCATTGACTTTGGTATTAATATTCTCCACTAATGTTGTAGTGTTATCATCATTATAATCTTTAGTTGCTCTAGGAGTAAGAGTATATCGAACTTCACGCTTAGCAACATTTCTATCAGTATTACTAAAGAAGTTAACTTTAACCTTTTTAATTAACACATTAGTGTTATCTACCACAGGTCCGAAGAAGTTAGTTTTACTTGTAAAATTTAACGTATATAATAGATATCGCCTATTCGAATAATCTCCCTCATAATCATCTTTAAAAGTAATACTATTCAACACTACAGGAGTATCTCTTTTTTCACCAATTGAAGACACTAAATCAATAGTAATATTAAACGCTGGTTGGAAAAAAGGAATAATTTGCTCAACAATTTGCAATGCATCGTCTTGAAGTTTTGAAAAGATATTAAGTTGAAACCCCAGATTATATGGTACAGGCATAAATGCTTTGTTTACTATATTATTATTTTCTAAATTAACTGATTTAAATGTTTGAACGGGAGATCCCTTTCTTGTTGAATCATACTGAATACTATTCATTTCGAAGGACATTCTTGGTAGAGTCAGTGACTGCTTTTTGTTATCTGGTTGTTGTTCAATTCTTGCTAAAAATTTCTGAATAGGTCCATATGCAATAGGAACTAATATTTCACTTTTTTGATTTCCTGATGAATCTTGATGAGTAATATAGATTTCATTAAAAAGATTTCCAAAACCAATAACGTTTTTTCTAATAATTTCGTGATAAAAATAAGTCCCTAACATTAGTAATACCCAAATGGATTTCTTTCTGTACTATCTATAATTAAGTCTGCGGCATCTTGAATTTCTTTGTTTTGATCAAAATTTTCGAATGCATCTATATCAGTATCTGTCATTTTTTCAATTTTAGAAATTACATATACTCCAGTTGTCCCAATACCAACATTAGTAAATGTTGTTGCAGATCCCACCACAATTTCACCCAACCTAAAGGTTCCAGTTACATTATTTACTTTCAGAATACGAGTGTCAGCATCCCAGGTTTTTACAATTCCAGAAGTAGATGATGCAGCACCAACAACCAATTCGTTGAGTACAAAATTTCCAGTGCCAACACCAGAGGGATTTCCAATTGTGATAGATGGGATTGCAGTGTACCCAAGTCCTGGATTTGTAATTCTAATACTGTTAATTGTGCCACCAGCACTTACAATTGCTGTTCCAATTGCTGTTACTCCGCCAGGGGGTGCTGCAGTAAATGTAACAGAAGGAGGTAATACATAGTTAGATCCACTAGAACTTATAGTAACAATTCCAACTCCTCCAGTTGTTACAATTCCAACTGTTGCCGCAGCACCAGATCCACCACCACCAATGAATCTAATTAATGGGGATGTAGTATATCCTGCTCCAGGATTCGTAATTTCCAATCTATTAATTGAGAATGTCCCAGTAGTACCTTCTCTCATAATTGCAATTGCTGATGCCGAACTTCCCCCTGATGGAGCAGCTCCAATTGCTACAGTGGGAGTGCTTCTATACCCAAATCCGTCATTTGTTAATGTGATATTTGAAATCGTACCAGTCCTTAAAGTTGTTATGGCAGTCGCCGTTTGCCCAATTCCAACCAAAGTTAATTTGACTGAATAACCTTCCTCAGCAAAGTTGTCATCAAGATTGGATATGCCGGTATCTATAATTTCATCTTCATATTCAAATACCTCACATATCAATTCATAAACATATAATTTATTAAGTTGATAAAATTCAACCTCGAATTCAACAAACTTGATTTCAAAAATAGTATCAGATAGTGGGAAATATATTAAATCTCCTTCTTTGGGTCTAGTTGCAAGTTTAAACTCATCTATTACATTACCATCACCATCAATCATAAATGGGGAAATAAAATCTTCAAATCTTTCTTTTGAAATAATTAAATTTAATTCATCCTTTGATTGAATTCCAAATTTTGTGAGAATATCACCTCCTCCCCCAAATCCAGTATAGTTTTTAATATATGCTTCTAATGCATAACTTTCATCAAATGTGGAAAGAATATTTTCTTTTATTATTGTTTTTTCTGAAATAAATTTTCTTGGCATATAGATTATTTCTACGCCATAAATTCTAAGTTGTTCGTTTATTAGTTGTTGAACTAAATTCTGTTCAGAACTACTTCCTTGTAAAAAAAATGAATTTAATACCATATTACTAACCAATCATGTCTAAAGCGGGCATCTCATACTCATTTCGCATTCTTGATTTAATATCGTCAAGTTCTGTAATGGCATCTTGATATAATTGCCTTCCATTAAGTTCAATTCCTCCAGGAAGTTTAACTCCCTGAAATTTAATTAAATTTTGTCCCCATTGCTTCTTAACTAAAGAAGTTAAATACATTTTCAAAAATGAGTCATTATAAACTTTTGGAAAATCATTTGGGTCTAAAATTCTGTAACAACTAATTACAAGATAATCCCCAACGACAAGTCCTCCCCAATTGGTATCAATATACAACCTGTTCTGTCTTTTAGTATACCTAATACTCTTATCCGTGTTAATTAAATAATTAATAGTTTCCAAATATGATTTAACCATGCTATAATTGAGAAGTTCTATGGCAGTAAAATTATAAACATCATTCAAGAAAATTTGATATGCCACATTAAACATACCAGCAGAAAGACCACTAGTGTCAACTTTGAACACACCATCAATTCCAATTACACTATCAGGAACTTGAATATAATTACTGTCCTCCTCAAATGTAAAAGTTGTAGACCCCATTCCCGGAATCGATACACTTGGACTTGTAGTGGATACAATGCCAATAGGATTTGATACTTTTTTACCCTGCCCTCTATCAATATCTTGCTGAGTAAGTTTATATTTAAGATACATTTTTTCAATTCCATCAAAATGGCGTTCTTGAAAAAATTGTAAAGCATCATCTACCAGATCATCAATTTGATCGTCATCAACATTAATTTCTAATACAGGAGCACCTAGTCGTCTAAGACAATAATCAACAAGTTCTTGTCGTGAAGATGGCTTTGACATTTATGATTACTTTTTTTTATATTTATGTAAAGTCATCAGCATCTTTTCTTCTAGATTTTGTTGCCTTTAATTTATCGTTTTCTGCGGATAAAATTTCTATAGATCTTTTTAATCCATTAATTTGCGTTTCCATTACAACATTAGAATTAAAAAATTCAAAACATTTTTGTTGATATGTAGATATTATCGCCTTTAAGTCATCTTCGGACATAGATAAGAGGAGATTGGCTCCTCTTATTTATTGTTTTTTATATTATCAGAACGTTCCACCATCTACTACAATATTTTGAAGTTGAAGTTCACTACTCACACACCCAATGATTTGTTGTGTTCCTCCAGTACAGGCACTGTTAACCCACAGTTCACCTACTTCAATAGGAGCAAATGTAGTGACAGTAAGTTGTGGAGTATCAACAGTTGTACCATCAGTATCTGCACTAAGAACACTTGCAAACTTAAATCTCGAATCACCATGTTCCCAAATAACGGCAGATTTCTTTGCAGTCGTTGCAAAATAATTAAATAGGATACCTAAGTCCCAAGTAGTTGCTCCAGCAGGAGTAGCACCATTTACAATGCCCAAATCAATGGTTCTGTCTTCTACTGTAAGTGCAGTGGTATTAACTTGAGTAGTACTACCATTTACATAAAGATTACCACTAACTGTTAAGTCATCAGCAACAGTTACATCATTACCTGCAAGTGTAATTGCGACTGCCCCAGTGCTAGATTTAATATCATTTCCGGTAACCTGCAAGTCACCACCAACAACTAGATCTGTAGAGAAAGTAGAAACACCAGTAACATTAATACCACTATTTGCAACTATAAGTCCAGCAGCATCAGTGAAAGTTAAACTAGAATCATCTACAAGAGACCCTGAAGTTCCTGCAAGAACAATTCGAGAAGCAGTTAAATCACTTACAGTTGCCGAAGAAAGAACTGTTTCTCCTCCAGAAATATCAGCACCACCATTTGCATCAATTGCGCCAGTAAAGGTGGAGACACCAGTTACTGCAAGAGTATTGTTTAATACAGTATGTCCAGTAACATCAAGACCACCGTCGGCATCAATAAGTCCAGTAAAGGTTGAAATACCAGTTGCTAAAAGGTTTCTGGTTGTAATATCTAGACCAATTGAAGCACCACCAGTAACAGCAAGTCCACCAACAAAAAGTTGGTTATTAATAAAAACATTACTTGAAGTGAATGTTGCAATACCAACAAAAGTTGATACTCCAGTAACATTAATATTTGTAGTAGCAACACTTACTACATTAAGATTTCTCCATCTCTGCCCATTATTACCTAAATCATGAGCATCATCAGTATTTGGTACAAGACTTGAAATAAATTCACCACCAACATTAATATCGTCAGTATTAGCATCACCAATATTAATTGTGCCACCCTTAAATGTTACAACTCCTACAAACTCTGCATATCCACCAACATGAAGATTTTGCTTAACGGTGAGGTTTTTTGCAATACCCATACCACCATCAAGTTGAAGAGATCCAGTGTTCTCATTACCCAAAGTATTATCAGTAACATTAGAAACTGTAGTAATACCAGAAATATCTACATCACTATTGATATCAAGTAATGTAGTACTAAATGTAGCAATACCTGTAAAAACTGGGTCAGAAGAACCACTTGACCAACTTAAAGTTCCACTTCCGTCATTAGTTAAAACAGAGGATGCTGGACCATTACCTGCTGGAAAAGTGTAAGTTACCGCAGTCCCGACAGAAGCTGGTGCAGCAAGAGTGATTGATGTTCCACTTACTCCTACATCATGTGTTCCAAAAAGATTGATCCCACCGCCAATAGTTGTAGATTCCTTTCTCCAATATCTGGAAGAACCAAAGAATCTATTATCCCCCCCAAGAGTATTAATTCCAATATAAAAGTTTGACTCATCTGTAATAAAGGAGGGTTCTCCCGTAGAAAGTCCTACAGATGCAAACGCAGATTGAGGACCCCTTTTAAACCTTAAGGTAGGATTTGCCATTTATTTTTTTTAAATTGATCTATAATATATTTAGTATTTATTAAAACGCCCCGCCATCAAAATCAACATTATCAGTTCTATTTGGATCACTATCTAATACATTAATAAAGTCTGCTGGAATTCCTCCAGGAACAGCGTCTTGTAAAATTTGATCTGGGTCTACTGCAATTATTTTGTTATTACTTGCATCATATTGTAATACAAAATTGTCTTGTATTCCAGTTAAATCTACAACTACACCAGAAATTGAATTTGATGATGTAGCACTCATATTACTCGCTACAACTTTAGTAGCACTTTGGTTTCCAACTGCTACCCTTATATTATTTTGATTTCCAACCTTTACATTTATATTATTTGACATTAGGTACAAACTCCAGCAGTTACAAGAGCAGTTCCTTCAACAACTCTAGTTTTTACGCTACTACTATCTGTTAATAATACATCATAAACATACCTTCCAGGTTTTAATGCTGAAGTTACTCCCGCAGTTAAAGCAATTCCAACTTGTCCTATTGCAGAAACAATTGAAGTAGTAAAATTAACTTTAGTAGAACTTGCTGGGTGTTTTGCTAATTTTGCTTGAGCAGAAAATCCAGCAAGATTTTTTACTGAATTTGTGGTTGCATCCTCAAGAATATATGTAGTATTAAAGGTTGAACCTTGCTCAATTGCTATGTTAACTACTCTTGCTGACATTAGTGATAATAATATCTATACAAGTATTTATAGTTTTTCAAGTATCAATTTCATCATATCTTTAATTTCACTCACATCAGATTTTAAATTTTCAATTTCTTGTCTCTCTTGTAGTTTTCTTTCTTTATGTGTCATATACTCATTGTATTCGTTATAATTTGTGTTAATTACAGCTTTTGAATAATTATCCCTAGACAATGAAGAATGCCCTTCGACTTGAATTAAATTTATCATTATGCTAATGCAATTGCTCTTAAGTCTCTAATTTTTGGAACAAATGCTTGATTAGTTCCGTTCATAACAATTTTAATCATAAACCCACTGAATGGGGGTAAGTTATCTTGAGAATATAAGTATTCTAAAAATTCACCTTCACCGCCAGGAACAGATGCTTTGACATCATCATTAGGAAGCCCACTATTATTTGCTAGGTCAATTATAGTGTATGCAGTATTGTCTGTAGATCCAGACTTTCTTAAGTTATCATACCCTGGGAATGGAGAATATGTTTGATCTGCATCAGGCAAATCTGATCTAAATAATCTATAGAATACTCTTATTTCATTTGTAGAATCTCGGAATGCATCAAATCTAACTTGTAATGAAGATGCTGGTGTGGCAAGGGAAACTCTTTTAGAAACATATACTGCAGCATGAGGATCGCCCAAAGAAACATTTACACGACGATCAGTTACATAATTTGAAATTGGCTTATCAATTCTATTGGAAGTAGTAATAATATTCAATCGTTGCAAATCAATAATTGGGGAAAGGCGATCATTATCAGTATTGAATACACACTCTAGTGCAAATGATTTATTTCCAGGTAATGTAGATAATCTGGCAGTTTCATTTACTTGAGAAGCTATTATCATAGGTTGTTCATAATAATTAATATCATCAAGTGTTATTGGATTAAATCCGTAATCAGTAAATGAAACCTCTGTACCATTAACACTAGTACCAGTAGTAGTTCTGGCTCTTGCAACAAGAAATGTTCCTTCTGGAGTTAATCTAGCAATATTCGGAGTTAAGGCTTCAAACTGTATATTTTGAGTTGCTTTAGCAACAAATCCACCTCCACTTTTAGTGATATTAAATGATAGTGGTTGAAATCCTCCAGAATTACCAGTACTTCTATCTACACCATTGGAAGCTCTATCAATTTTTATTGCATAAGTGTCTAATGATATTGGATCTGATATTGTTGCAGATGAAAGATTATGAGTTTTATTAATTCTTCTTAAAGAAATCCCATTGAATTCATATTTGTTAACTGAGGAATTTACCGAGTGTGTTTTAACTAAAGTGTTGTCAATTGCTCTAGTAATTCCGGTGAGACTATTTCCACTAACGCCTTGATATGAAATGATTTCATCGTTTATAACAATATACCCAGGATTAGTTGAAGATACGCCGACGTTTTCAAAATTTGTAAGTATTGATATCGATGTTAACGGAATATTTGTAGTAGAAGTATTTGAGTACTCTGCACTTAAAGTAGTCGCCGGATAATCACTATCTAAAGAAGAAATAATAACTTGGTTACTGGCTGAATGCATTCCATGATTTCTATGCGAAATTATCATGTGTTGCCCATCTCCAGTTCCAGATGAACTGATTGTGGTTGGAATTGCTGGAAGTGTGGATGCTACACCAACATTATTAAATGCTAAATTGTCCAAAGTATTAAATGTTCCTTGAACTTGGTTCAACACAAGTTGATTAATAGAAGTTATTACACCAACATTAAATCTAACATTTTGACTTGTTGCTCCGAGTTGTGCGGATACTACATCTCCAACAGAATAGCCTCCACCCCCATTAGTAACAGTAACTATACCAATATTACCTGCGATTACTTCTACTAATGCAAGTCCACCAGATCCATTTCCAGTAACTGCATTTAAACTGACATTTTCGTAATAGAAATTTCCTGTAGATGGGGTAATTCCAGATCCAACATTATTTACCGTTAAATTAGGAGTAGATATTGTTATACTTCCAATACCAATTATTCCTGAAGTTTTTACTAATTTTGCTGTAGCATTTGTATTGTTAATTTGGGTAATTGTTACCCCCGCATTTAGGAATGTGGAGGGAACAGTGCTTCCAAGACCAACTACAATTTCATTTGAAGGAGTAAATATTGGATTTGGTCTTAACGTAACAATGTTACCATTACCTTCGGTTAAGACTGGATTATATGCAGTAAAAACTCCAGCATCCGTTACAAATTGTGCTCTGTGCATGACGAATTTGAGATCTTCATATTGACTTGCGTCCCAAGTTGATCCATTTTGAGATTTAAATAGTGATCCCATATATGGTTGCTGGGATATAACTACTTGTCGATCCACACCTAACCCAACAGTACTAATATCAACTTTACCCATTTGAGAAATCCAAGCATTATAACTATTTGACATAGATAATAATACTATTGCGTATTCAGTGCCTCCCTGTAAAAAGATTGGAGATCTGAAAGTAAATTTAGTTGCCGCAGTTCCATTACTAGAAACATTAACCTGTGATGGCTCTAGAGTAACTTCAGCCATAGGAACAATTGTAGTTGTTGGGTATCCGGCAATCATTGTTCTAATTTGGCATGTAACGGGAATTGCCAGATCTTTTGATTGGAAGAATACATCAATTGATGTCACAAAACAATCTTCACCTTTAGGAATTAGTACTGATTCTGCAAGAGGGTCAATCCATTCCCTCTCCACTCTAACATTAAATGTTGTTTTAGTTGCAACTCCCTGTTCTACCCCGTTTACAATTCTAGATTCTGATAGATTTAATGTTTGAACATCAGCATTTCTTGTGGAAATAATAGATCCTTGTTTTATAGATAAAATCCCACTAGAAGTAAATTTATGTTCTCCAGCACTTTCTACTGTTCCCGATATTGTAGAATTTGTAGAACTATTTGTAAGTCTAAAATTCTTAATTCCACTTGTAAATTGTGGATTTGTTACAAATTTTGGATTTGGTATGTATAAAGAACCAATCAAAGTTGCAGATGTATCAGATATCAATCGTAAATTATTAACAGTGGCTTCTGCGCCACTAGTTTCTCCCTTCAGTCTTGTTCCAACTTTAACTCTACCTTTAAATGCTCCAGTTGCCATATCTGATAGACTAGCAGTATCAATATTCAATATAGTAGAAGTTGCAGAATAACCAAGACTCATTTCTTGAAGTGTGTTATAAGGATTTAGTAGATATTCTGTAGTTGGTGCATTGTATGGACCATACTTGTGATTTGCCACCGCAAGTCTTGCAGTGAACTGTTCGAAGGAAGCTGACGTATTGACTGTTGTTGTGAGAGATTTAATTTTTTCTCCACCTAAAAATACACCACTATTCATAGTAACTTCTAAAAGTTTCGGGATACAATATTGAGTCATATCTACATTTTCAAAGAAAACGTACATTTGAGTTGACGGTTTAACTGATTTCGCAATGAATTCAATATTTCTTTCCCTACAATAAGGAATCACTTCTCTACTTACAAATTTTGCTTCAATTTCGGTTATATCAATTCTTGGTGTAATTTTATATTGAATACCCGCCCTATTCTGTTGTTGTTTTACATCATATTCTGCAAGGTATGTTTCAACAGAGGTGTCTCTAAATGTGGTCGTTCTGGATCTTCTACTATGTCTACCGCCTCCACTAATATAGCTATTCTGTATAATTGTATTTGTAACAACTGTTCCCTTTTGAGGTTTACCTCCAGGTTTTACTGTTTTGCCAGTCCATACAGTTTGCCAGGCTTTCCAATCAATAGGAGAAAGCCCTGTGTTTGGATCTGCTTGATATAAAGTAAGAAATGCATCATAATTACCACGCTCTTCCACTCTTTGTGGTTCGAGCATGGATTCTTCAATCCAAGTATCAGTTTCAGGATTTAATACAATGTTACTAATCCAAGTTATCACAGCGAATGGATTTACATTTACAACTCCTGACGCAAACCTTTGTTCAATTAAAGGAATTTCAGTATACTTAAGACTAATCAAATCTCCTGTTCTTTGAATATTTGCATTTCCTAAATCTGTTACAAATCTAAGATCTGCTGCAACATTTGCAGTTGTCCCAATTCCAATGGCAGAGGCAGATCCAAGTAAAAGATCTAATGATGTAGTATAATGAGATGGGCGCATATTACCATCTTCGGCGTCAATGCTAGCTTTAAAATCAGGACTTGCTAAATTATGGGCACCGTGAGATGTAAAATTATCTATAAAAATGCCATTTTTAAATCTATCTAATCCAGTTACTGGATCCTTAATTGAAAGAGTTTGAGTATCCAATTCAAGCAAACTTAATTGAGTATAGTACTCAATGTTTTTAATACGATTTTCCAGAACACTAATATCTTTCATTTGATATCTTTTGTGCTTTGTAAATGAAATAATTAAATCACTTTGAGAATTGTATGAATATGGAGGAATTGTAACAGTTGCAACTTCAAAGGCGTCACTTGTCAAAATTGGAGCAACTGGATTTTCTGCAGGTTCGCCGGAAACTGATTCAAAAAAACCATTTTTTGTCAATATAATTTTATCAATTCTTGGAAGACGATAAGAATAACCTAAGACAAGAGATTCATCTATAACTACATTTGTAGTAACTGATGACCCATCATTTGGAAATATTCTTGATACAAATTCAAATGGAGCAAAACCACTGTTAATATTATAATCAGATACTCTAGGTCTTAAATCTATTACATCTGAATGTCTAAGAGTATCGTAATCAATTCTAGGTAAATCAATACTATCATTAACCACTCTTGGTGGCCAACTTAAGTAACAAAAGAATTCTCCATCATCTGCTGTTGGAGTGCTGTAAAAATCAAAAATTACTGTAATTTGTCTTGATGGTGCGGAAAATTCAGATTTTCTTATAATTCTACCAAAATCTAAGTATTCTAATCTTTCCCCACTATCGAGTGAAAAGTTAGCGTTAATTTTTTTATCACCTGGATTAATATTAGTAATAGTTGCACTTACTTGAGATAATTTACAAGTAAATCTTTCATTTAATTGAAATTCTCTTTCGTTTTGATATACAAATTCCAATGTTGTGGAAGTCGATGATACCACTCTTCCAGCAGCACCAGAGGACTCTCCAATAAATTCATCACCAGATGGAACTTCTAAAAGGTTTCCAACTATATTGGATAATATTAAAGTTGGAATTGTTGGAATGTTATTATCATCAGATTCAAAAATAGCGTGAATTCTTAAAACTTCGGCTTTGTTTAAAGAAATTTCTCTATCTTGAACTCTAGTTCCATAAATTGAACCATAAGTTAAACCATCATTTAGAGATGTATTTCCAGTGGATCCTGATGCAGGATTATTAGATTTGTTTATTGTAAGTTTAGCGCATCTAGTTAAAACCTTAGATTTTGCATTAACTTTAATTTTTCTTAAAGTTCCAGTAAAACGAGCATTTGCATCAGCTGAGACACTTAATTGAGAAAGTATTATTGTTTTTGCATCCTGGGAAAATATTAATTTTCCTCTGGATAATGGCTCTACCGTACCATTAGAGTATGTAACTAAATACCTTTCTTCATCAAATGGTTCAAATACAGAATCTACATCTGATTCAATGATAACTGCTCCACTTGAACTTACAACTATTGGATAAGTTTTTCTAAAAACTAATTGGGTGTTATCTAAGTTTATATTACTTATATTTGAATGAGGCATTGCTTGGAAAAATGATGCCTTGTCCGAATCTTCAAGTTCTGGTAAAACAACTCTAATACCACCACTAAGAGTTTCGGTAGAAGGCAATCCCCCATCACATACATCAGAAACTGTAGTCACCCCAACTATGGTAACTGTATTTAAATTTTGTCCAATTGAGGTAACTCTATTGTAAGTTATTGTAGAAAATCCACTTCTAGTATATGCTAAGATATCATTTACAAATAAGGAAGCTCCAATTTTTCTGGTAATTAACCCCGTGATTGTACATACTCCAGCAGAAGCAGCACTAATAGTTAGAGGCAGATCTGAAATATCATCTTGAATCGAAAGATCTAAATCACCACTAAACGTGGTTACACCTACGCTAGAATATAAAGATTTAATATCAAATAAAGTGCTATCAGTTACACTACTAATAGTTGGTGATGAACTAATACCATTTACAGAAATTGATTCTCCAACAATAAAAGTTCCACTACCAGAATTTAATGTTAAAATATTACTATTTACAATTGATGCAGTAAGATATCCTTTAGAACCACTACTGTTACCCTCAATCAATGCCGGGACACTTAATGTTATGCTACTCGCAATTGAAACTTTTGTGAAGGTATCAATGTCATATAAAAATGCTTCAAATTTACTTGTTTGATTTGCATATGCTGCGTCTTTTAATTTAAAATCATAACACCGTGCTCTACCAATTTCCTCCCCAGGTGCAACTAATTTATTTGCCCCAATTCTTTGACTTCTTAGACTTAAAAATGTAGTTGTTCCAAATCCAACAATAGGAGATCCAGAAACATTATCCAGCGTCATTCTATTTCCAAAATTAATTGGTAACGAATAAGTATCTACAGTATTAGAAGTTTCTGGTTTACGAATATCTAAAAATGTAGAAGATGGTTTTTCAATTTCATATCCCTTCACATATGCTTTTCCTGGAGAAATTTGAAGTGTGAATAAATCTTCGGATGGGGTATTTCCTTGTGCAGTTTTTTGATTTTCAAAGTAAATGCCGGAATTTGAAACTCTGTCATTTAATGATTCTCTTGCAAATATTTCAAATGGTTTGATATAATAATCACCTGATTCATCATAAGTTCTTCTTGCAAGTTCATCTTGTAGGAGATTTAAATTGCTGGTATTTACAAAATCTGCAGTTGCACCATTTTCAACTCGCATCAATTCAATGAAGTCTTCATCATTGAATTGATCTAATGGTTTTTTAATTAATGTTGTGCTTAATTTAAATCTATCTGCTCCAGGGGCAGCAAAATTAGAAAATCCTTGAGAATTGTCATTTAATGTTGAGTCATCAAAAGATGTTACAATTTCTTCACTAATTAGTAATCCAATTCTATAACTTGGTAAATTATTATATTGATCTAATATTAAAGTCTGTGATAAAACTTTTGCAAAAAAGCCTCTAATGAAATAAATACCTTCTTCAATAAATGCTGCTGATCCTACGGATGTTGAATTTTCAGAAATACAAGTCGCAAAAGGATTTCCTGATTTAATTACACTCAATCCATATTCAAGATCTTCTTCTACTAGTAATCTTTCCCCATCAATAAATTTACTAGTTTCAAAATCGGTATTTGATGAAGAAAGATATCTTATATAAAGTGTATTGTTTCCCCTTTCAGATTCTTGGTCGGTTAATGTATTAACAACTAATGCCTTGACTCCAGAAGTTTCTCCAACTATAGTCTTATTAATTAATTTATTGGTATATGAATTTACTGAGATACCAAAAAATGTTGCATCTATCTGAACAGAATTGTATTTGAAGTCAAGTCCAGTCTGCCCAGGAATAACCTTTGCACCCTCTTTAAACACATAGGAACCAAATTTTTCTATTTGATTTTGTAAAATTGTTTGAAGAGTGGTTAATTCTCTTGCTTGAATCGCAGTTCCTGGTTTGAATAGAACTCTATGATAATTTTTGTCTTCTTCAAAATCATCATTATATGGAATAACATTGAGGTTGGTATTTTGTGGCATATTATTAGAACTCTAGTACGATTTTGATGTCTTCTTTTTGAGTGATAGACCTAGGAATTGCTGCCCTATTATCTATATAGATGATTTCTCCCGAGTACTTTTCAATTTCTGGATTTGCAATTCCTTCTACAAAATTTTGGTCAAGATTGATAATTCTATTTCCCGAAGTAGTAGTCACTCCTGGGTTTCCAGCAGTTCCAAATGTAGTTTGTACTGTCAAATTTGACCCAGAACTTGCTCCTAAAATTGATAATGATCCTCCAGTAGCAAGTTCACTATTTCTTTTTAACGGCCAAAGTTTGTAATTAAATGAACTTCCAGCAAGCCCAACTGGTTGATAATATTTAAGAACTCCTGTAGTATTATCATAAGATGCCACCTTTCCTGCAGCAGTTGATCCAATTCCAATAACTTGAGTAATTACACTATCTGCAGTGTAAGATCCTAGTGTTGGATTTTCTAACTTAATTGCCCCTAAAGCACTTGCTTGAGAAACTGATAATACTTGAGTTTTACTTCCATAAGTTGTAGGATTTTTAATAATACCCACTCTAGCAAAATCGTTACCAACAATAAAATCTGGATTACTTCCACTATTTTCGTATCTAGAGTAAACAAGAACTCTATATGCACCAAGTTCTTTATAAATGTCTGCTCCATGACCTCCAGTTGGTGGTATAATAACATCAAAAGTAGCAATTGATGTTGAGGCAGATCCTACAGCATTTAAACCAATTGAGGTTAAAGCCCCCCCAGATTCATTTGCTGGAGCACTTGGATAAAATTGAACAGATCCTCTAGTATAATTTAATCCTCCATTGGTGACATCGACAGAATTTACTTTTCCATTTGATCCTACGGTAACACTTACTTTACCATTAACCCCATCTCCAAGAATTGGAATATTTTTATAAGTCCCCGCTGGTGAGTATCCAGATCCACGATTTGTTATTGTTACTATTTTAACTTCTCCGTTGATTGAATTATTTCTTACATCTTGAGAATTCCCAGTTCCCCAATCTGATGGTACAGGAACAAACTCCAGAGAATCAAATTTAATAATATCACTTGGCGTAATAGTATAAAGATATTTCCAAATATATCCATCTCCAGAAGATCCAGCAACTCTTGGTTCTAAATCAGTAAATCTAGGTTCATCTAAAGATTGTTGTCCAGTTGGATGTTCTGGATCCATACCATTCTGAAGACAAATGTAAACCTTAAAGTCTTGATTTACAATATAATAATTTGAATCATATAAGTTTGTAGAACTGGTTACTTTTGAAAGATTACTACTACTATAATCGTGGCGATACATATCATATTTTGTACCCGATGTCCAAGTGGTTTTTCTAACCATTCTTTTTACATCTTGGGTGGTCACTTTTTTCAAAGCAATCATTGTATCAAAATAGTCATTTTGCTCCCGAAACATATCCTTAGGAGCAGGAGTATTTGTATTCCAGTCAGTGGTTCCCGATCCAGTTGCGACATCAGTTGAATTGGGAAGACCTATAAAAGTGTAATAAGCATTAGTTGTCGTACCAATGCCAGTGAAACTTTTAACAAAAGTTTCAGCGTTCAATATTCTAAATTGATCTGAAATAATAGCAGACATTTCTTATGATTTTTTATTTATTTATCTTAGTTTTCATATTGTGCTTTTAACGGTGTTCTTCTAATCACCAATGGAGAAGTTTGTATTCCAGTAAACCCATTAGTTTTGATTACAGAGAATGTTTTTGGGTCAATTCGTGTAGAAAAATTAAATAATTTACCCCAACTATAATTACCAACCTTTCCCGTAGTATCTAGACCAACTTTATCAACTGTTACTGATGTAGATGCAACTCCAACAACTGAAATAACATTACTAAACACAGTTACAATTCCAGAAACTCCATTATTAATAACTTGGTCTGCTCTGTATATATTATCTATAAATGATGTTCCAATACCGACGGTTGTAATTCCAGATGAGACATAAATTGAAGTTACTCCAGTTCCAGTAATAGTATTAAATGCAACAAAGTAATCTCCTGTTGAAATCCCACTTCTTACAATTAAGGGATTTAAATCAATGGTGCTTCCAATTTTTGTAGTATTTAATCCAACATCACTTTGTAATGTGAATATAATCATTGGTGTAGTGGTAGAAATACCAGAGGCACTAGTTCCAATTCCAATCAATTTGCCATAATCCCCAATAACATTTACACTATCAATATTTTCATAAACTGCTGTTGGAGGAGAAATAATTACTCCAATATCCGAAGTTGAAATATAACCAAATCCACCATTATTTACGGTAATTGAATAGATAGATCCTCCAACAGAAACGTTTGCTGTTACAGCCGCATCTGATAGCTCTGGGGAGCTAATTAAGTACTGACTTGTAGAACCAACTCCAATAACAGAATTGCCATTATTAGTCAATGCAAATATTGTTGGGGTAACTGATGATTTTAAGAACCAATCTATTCCATTGATTGAATTTGCAACAACTCCATTTTCCCCAGCTACAACAAACACATCACCAACAAAGGTAACAGATAATAAATTATTGCTAGTCGATAAAGAATTTATTGTCCAAGGTCCAATTAAAGCAGTTGAATATCCTACTGTACCACTATCACCCACAACTACATACTTACTATTACCATAAACGATATCATTTAGATTAGCATATCCACCATTGGGTTCCCTTTCAACTCTAAATTGTCTGTTTGTAATATTTCCCATTAAGGAAGACATAATAACACCATTATTTCCAATAACAACAAATCTGGAGTCTATATCAGAATAGATAACCGAATTTAAAGTATTTGTAACATTTGAAATTATATCTCCATTAATATTGACAAAAGAATTTGCATTAATTAGCCAAGCTGTACCAATTCCACTTATTCCCTCTGTGATGGGAACTCCATTGTCCAACCAATTTACTGCTTGGGGATAAACATAATCAGAAACAAATACACTACCTCCAGTACCAACAGCAACAAATGTGCTAGATCCATAAGCAACCGAATTAAGTTTTCTAGTTGTTGTAGATACTGCAAACTCAAATCTACCAAAAGTACCAGGATAGTAAAGATAAATTATACCAGGATTCCAGTTTGAAGCATTATCCGTCGAATACCCAACTTTGGCATCAGACCCAACTCCAACCCAAATATCATCTCCATAAGCAATAGAATTTAATTGATTATTTGTTGTGAAACTTGGAGTAGTTCTTCTCCAAGTTTCAAGATTGTTTGAAGTTGAAATTCCCCCATTATCATCACATACAACGTAAATAAAATCATCACTTCTATATTGAATATCTTTAAGATTTGTATTTGATATGGTTGTGGTAACTCCTACAGACCAAGTTTTTCCAATCTCTTTAATTTGAGATCTTGAATAAAATGCAACTTCTGGAGAATCCACATAACCAGATCCTGGTATGGTTACAACTAATGATGTAATTGTTCCTGCGGAAGAAACATTAGTAACTAATGCATCCGCTGCCGAAGTTTCAATATCTTTAATAATTTTTATATTGTTATCGGATTCTTGCGTTTCATCAATAATCCTAAAATCTGGATATGCATTTTGAACATATATTTCAGCGTCTGATGCAGAAAAATCTTTAATTATCCTAGTTGTTGGTGATATTCTTGGTTCTAAATAATTTCTCGATTTATTAACGATGACCCCATCAATAATTAAATCAGATGTTTGTTTTGTCCAAGTCAGTGGTCTGATAAAACTTAGATTTGTTGAAATACCAACATCATTATAATTTAATGTTTCAACTTTATCTGATGCGGTTAAATTAACAATTAATCTATTAATTTGTGACGAAACATTATCCTGCAACTCTAACTTTAATTCATCACCAACTTTAACTGACTGTAATGGAGTTAGAGTTACAACATCAGAAGTCGATCCTTGGAAGAATAAAAATTTTAATTTACTTCCAGCTGTTGGCGCACTTGTAAATAAAATATTAGTGCCGCTTGTAAATTTATAATCTCTTTCAGGTATTTGTAGTATATCATTAATGAATACAATTAAATTATTTTGAAGAACTAAATCAGATCCATCACCCTTTTCAATACTATATGGTTCTGGTGACAATCCAGTTGTTCTTGTGATTGCAAATAATTTTCTAATTCCGTTAAACTCATTTGAAAAATCATCAAGTTTAACTAATTCCCCAAAAACCCATCCAGAAAATTCATCTGCATATGTACTGATAATTCTAAATGTGCAGGTACTTCCTATTCCAGTTACAGACGGGCTACTTAATGAAAGAACATCATTTATTTTATAACCAATACCTCGATTTGTTACATCAAAAGAGATAACAGATCCGCCAGTTCCAACAACAACATTTACCTTAGCGCCACTTCCAAATCCTCCAGTTAAAGAAACATTTGGATATGAGCCAGTAGTATACCCAGTTCCAACTCCAATAGATACTTCATTAATAATACCATTTCTCGGTAAAGTTTCTCTATCTGTTCCAGTAAATGTAATTGTAGTAATTCCCGATATACCATCATCTGATAAAACATAATCCGTAGTTGCATTGACCCCAATGGGTCTTTGGAAGATATTGTTAATTAAAATTATTCCCCCACCAAATGTAGTAATTCCAGAAATATTATTTTGATTTGATTTTAAAATAAATGTTTTTCCAGTTCCCGCATTTCCTGTAAATTGAGAAGAAATATCGTCAATGATGTAGTTCAAATCATAATTATTTCTATAGAAAATTCTACCAGCAAATGTAGTATTTGTAGAAATTCCCACATTTAAGGTTGTCAAACCAACAGGTCCATATGGGGCAGAATTAAAATATATGTCACCTTTAAAAATGGTATAATCCCCAGAAATAACTGATGCTGCTGCCCCAACTGTATGTGCAGTGGAAACAGTATTAAATTGTGCTCTACTTACTGATAAAACATTTGTAGAGCCAAGTCCCACCACATTAACTTTTAAAATCTCGTCGTCAATTTTCAATAATGTATTGGATGTTATTGAAGTTATTCCTGTTACTGTTATAGTGGTGCTTCCAATACCAATTGCAGTAGAAAGCCCAATAAAAATATTTTTTTGATAAAGTGGACTTTGGATTATATTATCCAAAGTTATCAATGCTTTAGTATTTGCAATTTCGGGAGCAACTGATAGCGAATGTACCGATCCTATTCCAACAGAAGTAAAATTGAAAAAGATGTTATTTACTGTTGAGTCTGTTTTAATTCCAGAAAGTTTAATACTATTTGCATTAATTTTAAAAGCAAATAGTTCTGTGGGTAATAAAGTAGTAGAAATTCCAGATAATGTTCTATCGGTAGTAGCAATTCCAATTGCAGATCCTCCAGGGCCTGGATCATAAATCAATTTTTCTCCGGTGGAGAACTCATGATTGTTAATTGTTAAAATAGAACTACCAATACTTGTTACTGAATTTGGGGAAAACTTAGTATGAAGTAAGCTATTACCATCGGATGTTAAAGAAAATGAAGTTATTCCTACAATATTACCACCAGAAGTTGTTGTAATACCGCTAAATTGTGGGCTTATATCATCAATCGTTAACACTTTATTAGTAATTGATTCTACATAAGGAATTATTTTTTTAGAATTAAATTTAATAAATTTAGAAAATCCATTACTCAATGTTTCTTCTGATCCCAAATCAAATGATGATTTAGTGTACAAAGATGATACATTATCAATTTCAATTAGTAACCCAACTTCACTTGAGGCAATTGAAACTCTTGCTGGGATTGTATTTTTGATATCTACAGGGCTTAATACATCCAGATCTGAGAAGTTTTTAAATCCGGCAGTATGAGCAAGACTATTTACTGGTTCTTCCCAAGTAGAATATGGAGTTGTACTTTTAATTGCATATGAAAAATTTTGATAATAAAAACTATCTTGCAGTCTTTCAAATGAGTTGTTTAAAAATCCTGATGTGTTTTGCCATCCATTAGATTTTTCTGTAGATGATTTAACTAAGAAATTTCCATTAAAAGTAATTACATCAACAATAGTTGCTTTAGTTTTGGAATTATTCCCATTTATATTTGAATTTAAATCAAATACACCAGATACATCTTTAAGTTTTAATATTTTTGTTTTTGGATTCCACCCATTTTTAATTACTTTTCCGTTTACTCCAGATGTTGAATTTATAATCTCGTCTTCATTGAAATTTTGTTGTTGAATTACAACATTAAATTTTGCTAAATCGGAATCCTTAATAACTCTAGCAAAACTATTATTTACATCAAAATTACCACCTGTAGTTCCAAGTCCAACAGGTCTTTGATAAGTTACAGATGATACATTTGCATCATTTAAAAATGAAGTGATTTCAAAATTCTGATAATTATAATCCGAAGAATTGTACCCACCACCTTGAGTAAGTGGTTCTGATAAAATAGTACCCTCTACAAAAATTTGATCGCCAACTGAAAATGGAAAACTGACAAATCCATTATTTGGACGTTTTAATGTTAATGTATTAAAAGATCCGTTAGATTCCGCATTAGTTACTGATACCCCATTACTGTTATTGGTAGAAACAATAGTTGGGGCAATTTCAGGTAATCCACCAGCCGAAATTAAAATATCTACTCTGGATACCGAGGATCCTGATAATTTGGTTTCTAATATAGTATTACTATTTTCTATAACAATTGGAGTTGGTGGAGTTACATATCCAGAACCGCCGCTACTTATACCGACTTGAGAAATTATAAAATTATCTTTAACTCGCAATATTGTTGGCAATTCTGATTTTGGTACAATTGTGGTATCAGCAGAATAGTTATATCCAACATTCAATGACGATGAACTTTTTATTTTACCAATAATATCAGAATAAGATCTAAGGATTCCCGAAGACCCCGTATCAGATACAATATTAGATATCGCAGG